TATGATAAATCACAGAGTAGCCATAAATAGCTCTGCCGCCGACAAACCTATCGGCACTAATCAGCTCGCTAAAGACATTGCCAGGGGAAGAAAGGACCCAGTGTTCTTTGGGGAACACTTCTTGGGGTTACAATTTCATTCCAGACAGAAAATTTGGCTCTGGACCACAACTAAAACTCAGATAAAAGCCGCCTACGATCTAGCAAAAAAAGAAAATATTCCTCTCCCAAAGCTAGAATTACTACTAGAACATGACTTTTTAAAGAATATTCTCGCCCCAGGCAATCGGTTTGGAAAGACACTAGTTACATCAATCAAGCATGTGTGGTATAATTTCTATAAGATAGGCTGCTCTGGTCCGCCAGAGTATGTTAAAGACATCAGATATGCCACTTTAAACATTTCCCCTCATTCTATGCAGGTCGATGCCGCCTATCGTTATATCGTAGATATATTTTTAGATAAGTTTATTTACGAATGGGAAGGAAAAAAAGTGAGGAATATTTGCAAAATTAAATCTTTCCTCATCGATCATAAGCAAATTAAGCGAGAAATCGTCTTTGCGAACAATTCGATGATTAAAGGTGTTCCAACCGGAGAAGATCAAGCATCATCTCTAGCCGGAACACAGTTTTTTTACATTTCATATGACGAAGCCCCTCAATCTTTACACCTTAGAGATGAACTCCCAGCTAAAATTCAGTCCCGTTTACTTGATTCTGGTGGACCGATGGACATTATTGGCACCCCGGAGGTAGATAAGCCATCTCATGCCTACTATCAGCGTATTGTAAAATACGGCCTAAAATTAAAAGATGGATTCTTTACAATGATCGGAGGTATCGCCAATAACATTTTCATCGGAGAAAACGAAAAGAACTCCATTCTGTCATCAATCAAACAAACCGATAAAGAGAAATATAGACAGGTAGCCTTTGGAGATTTTGTTTCAACCGGAGCCAAGCTATTCCCTAACGCCGCTATTGAGCAACTATGGGAAAATTATCAACCAATAGAGATGGGAATTCCTGGACATAAATACATAATCGGGGTAGATTGGGGATTTTCTGACACCGGAGATCCAAGCGTATTCTATGTAATTGACATAACAGAATTAATGAACTTTTTAAACAAAAAACCACCAGTTGATGGAGTCCACTATCGAATTACTTTTAAAGAATCAGTCAAAGGAGCATCGCCATACGCCGCTCTAGCCAGACTTAAGATCTTACAGATGGATTTCAACGATGCTGACATCATTCACGACTCATCTTCTATGGGCGGAATCATCATTTCTAAGATGTTAAAGGAAATGAGAGTCAGACATTTACATGATTTCTCTATCTCGAGAGCCCCTAAAGACGATATGTTATTCTATTTAGTCCTCTGTCTAACCGAAGGAAGAAAAATATCAACTGATGAAGATGGTAAAATAACAGAACTTAATAAAAATTTTGGCAAAATTCGCTCATTCGTCATTCCAGAGCTAGAAGAACAGCTAGGAAATTACAGAGTTGATGATAAAAAATTAGAACAAGACGAGGTAATGGCCCTCGGAATGGCCATTTGGTATTGCGAGAAGAAAATAGCCAAGCACCAAACTAAGGTATTTGACATAAATTTACTAGCTAATAATTCAAAAGATGTTCTTAAAATATCCGGGCAAAGAGAAGTTGCCACTAAAGAATTAACAATAACCGAAAGATATTTATAACTATATGTTAAACTACAAATCAGGAATGATCGACAAAGAACGAATTAAGTTCGAGGAGGATCTAAAAAACGAATATCTAGAACATAAAGGAGAAACTGAGAAAGATCTTAGTTTCAGGCTTGATGGCGTATCCGCTACTAGGGGTTCTTCAGGAAAACAATTTGTTGGTTATAAAACCTTAGGAGAATTCTATCGTGGCGATCAATGGGACCATGACGAACCGCCAGGAGCTTCACAGAGAACTGATAACTATTGTGCCACCATTGTTGACACATTTTCATCTTTAATTTTTGATGCCCCGGTTGAAATTAACTGCCCATCACAAGATGAAACTGACGAACTGCTTGAGCTAAAAGCAGAATTTAAAGAAAAACTTTTAAAAAGAGTTTATGATGATAACGATGCTGACGATATAGTCTTTCCTGAGTTATCAAAAACAGGCTCGACTTATGGAGACACTTTTATCAAGGGTCCTTTTTTAGATAAAGGCCAATATGACGAAAAAAATAAAAAGAACTGGAAGATTAAATTTTATAATGTAGAAAACCCGGCTAATATTAGACCAATCTTTCTTGATGAGAACTATCACGACTTATACGGGTTTATAGATACAACATCAATCTCGCCAATGAAATGCGAAAAACTTTACGGCGAAAAACTAAGAGCTAAAGGTTTATCAACAGCTGACATCATTAAAAAATATAAAACCGCCGGCCGACCTAACTTCCGCTCCCAACCAAACATCACTGCTCAGTCAACTTACCAAAGAATGATTAACCGTAGTGAATTTTGGACGGACAAGATAATGGCCATCTTCATTGAAGATGAATTAATTGATTACTATTGGCATGATTGGGGATTTGTCCCACTTGAATATATCAAGAACACTTATGTCCCTAATCACCCTTATGGAAAATCTGATATTGAGGATGCTATCGATCCGCAACTTTTTTATACTCGAGTTAATAACGACCTCGCTAACGCTTTGAAGTTTCTTTCAACTATAAATTTAAAAGGAAAGAATCTAGACGGTATGGAAGTTTTAGTCCATGGACTTTCTAAAATTTTTAACATGCCGGATGATGGCGAATTAGATCCAATCGCTCGAGCAGGTGATCCTTACGCTGCTTCTAATTTTGTTTCCGGTCGCCGTCAAGCAATACTAGATGTTACCGGAACTTCTGAATCATTAATGTCATCAATTCAATCTGGACAAGTTTCTGGACGATCGATGTCTATGGCGCTTCAGTCAGTTATTCGTAAGATTTCCCCTAGGATTAAGCGTTATCAAAAAGCCCTTCGCAGTTTAAATACTAACATTTTTAAGCTACTTGAAATTTATTTCCCAGAAACAAAAGAAATTATCATGGGTGATTATACAAACGAAGTTAGTATTATCTCAACCTTACTACGAAATATTATTGATGAACTTAACAAATTACAATCTGGCGTCCAATCTCTAACTACCACTCAAAAGAACCTCGGTATTCCTCAGCCTAAGATTGAACAAAAGAGAATGAAACAAGACTTAGCTGATCCAATTCTTGGTCCGCAAACAGCTCGACAACCTGGACTATTACAGATACAAAATCCTGAATCAGCTATGCCGCCAACTGAAGGCGAAGGCGGAGCAGGCCTTCCACCAAGTCCTAACCAAGCGGGAGCTAGTGCCAGTGCTGGCGGAGCAATAGCTGGAGCTAACCAAAGAGCCGCAGGCGGAGCTATCCCGGCTGCAGCTATAACACCATAATAATATGGCATATCAAAAATTATCTGAAAAACGGAAAATTGCTACTAATCTCGGGACATTCATAGACTCTCAACTGCTTTTAATTACTCAAAACAGGGTAAGGAAAAACTTAGAAGATGAGCAAAAATTCAATAAAGCAGTTTTAGAAGATAATCTAACATTAGATCAGCAAATAGATTTTAGAAATAATCAATTAAAAAATGTTAGCGTTGGAGATAAAGACGAAAGAATTAGATTAAAAAATGAAATATCTTCTTTAAAAGATCGCAAAGAGCAAGAAAATTTCACTAATGCTTACATCGAAGAACTAACCAAATTGAACTCTGGAGTCCAGTCAATTGATAGCACCTTAAAATGGCTAAGAACAACGATGAATAATACTACCGATCAAGCAATTAAATCTAATATCAAAGAAAATATATCAACCTTAGAGTCAAAACTTTACGAACAGCGTAAAGCAGCTTTGCAATATAACACTACTTACGCCGCTGAAAGCAAAGATGTAGAGATTATAGATAAACAAAGAAAACAAATAAACGATGCTAAGGTCCAGGCTATTAATGCTGGTAATGACGAATATGCCTCTTTGTTAGATCTTCAACTCCAGTCTTTAAATAAAGCTGGGGCTGAAGCTAGTATCAATAAAGTTTTACTTAACATGTCGCTTACCACAATGACCGGCAACTCAGCGACAGCACTTTTAAATGAATTCAACACCCAATTAGAACAAGCAGACAAAAACATCCCAATTACAATCGGCGGTATTAGATATGAATCAGCTAGTCAATTTTGGGAAGCTAAGCGAGGAGAATACTTAAATGACCGCTCAGAAAACGGGTTCTTCACTCGTTATCAATCTGAACTAAATGAAAAAATAGCCTATAAAAGCACCAGAAATATTCTAAGTAACGATGCCTTAAAAGATGTTTCCAATTGGTATAACACCTTAAAAGAAAGACCAGAACTTACTGAATATTTAGAAAGAATTGATCAAGATAAACAGAAATCTTTAACCGCCACCGCTGAACTGAGAGGATCTAACATCTTAAATAACTTTGCTTTAAACCTTGATGCTAATAAAGCACTTAAAGAATTAGCTTATATTCAAGATACCTACGGCGTAGATCAGTCTTTAAATTATCAAAAGATAGTTTCTTCAGCCGCTAAAGAAAAGCAAGATCAGGTTAGCCAGATTTTATCAACAATGTCATCTATTATGGCATCAAGTCCTGGAATAACCAGTCAACAGGCTATGGAAACAGCTATTAAATCTGGTGCCGGAGCGACAGTAACCCCAGAGGAATTAGCTACTAAGAAAGCATCTGATATTGTTACCGGATTATCTGATACCGCTAAAACCCAACAGTTTGGTGACACCTCACCTTTAACAGTCGCTTCAGATATGACTAAGAAATTCTCAACCCCAACCTTAACAGAAGGAAAAACTTACAAACTTCCAAACGATAAGACAGTTTATAAATACGAGGGTGGAGTATTAAGACCTTTCACCGGAGTTTGGGACGAAGCTACATTTAAGCAATACACTGGGTCAGATTTTGGTGCCGTTAAACAACTAGATAATATTGGCAGTATTTCTAAGGGAACTCCAATTAACACTACTGATGTTATCGCCCCACCTGCAATCGAAGCAGTCGGAGAGAAAATTGCCAGCCCAGATCTTCTTAAATACTATAAACCAGAGGACATCATAACCAAAGGAACGGACAAATTCTTAAAGTCCGGAGTTAAGTCGGTTCTTGGAGAAAAGCTCACCGGAGAAAGTTGGAATCAACTTCAACAGCAATACAAAGACCCTAAACAAGTTGAAGAAAAAATTATTAGGTTAGGAAAAGATATTTACTTAAAACAATAATATGGCTACATTCAATGTTTCGTTCCTAAACCCAGCATTACAAAAAAGCGGTGGATCAGGTGCAGGAATACTAGCAGATCAACTTGCTATTTTGGAAAACAGTTTAGCTAAAGACGGATATTTATCTCCAGGTGATTATGATATTTTAATAGCTAAAGCTAGAGAAATCCAAATGTCGGGACTTACAGCCGACCAGCGTTCTAATTACGATGTTAAAATATCTGGCTACGAAAGAGCAAAGTCAACATCTGAAATAGAAAAAACTGATGACATTTCGAGGATGAATAAAATATTAAATAGTGAGGCTAGTGAAGATGTGATGGTCGTTGGGAATAATCCTCGGGAATTCTTAAAAGGAAGGATGGCTAGTATAGAAGGAAAATTAAAAGAGTTATCTGAAATAATTACTCGCCGAGAAAACTCGGGACTTGATACAACAGACTATTACAACGAATACAACTTATCTTTACAAGAATATCAAAAACGAGCTGAAGCCTTACAGGCAATGGGAGAAGTTTCTGAAGGACTGGCAGAGCCAATATCTGGTTATGTCGCTTATGTTGAAACAAATGCTAATGGAGAAATTGTTAATGTTGATTATGCTAAATATGGAGAAAAAACAGGATATGCCGAAACAAATGGTATGATTGACGGATTCCAAGTATTCGGTAAAGTAAACTACAAAAAAGATGGAGAAAACTACTTCAAATTAGGAAACCAAACTTTCTCCGCTGCCGATATGCTTACTCCTGATCCGGCCAACCCAGGATCATTCAAACCGAACAAACTAATGGCCAATGTCCAAGAAAAAGGAGTAATTAGAAGAGCTCAGTCTGGGTATATCAATATGTCACAACCGGATATTAGAATCCAAGACTACTTACCTAATAATTCATGGGCTAAGGGGAATAACGGCACTCTTTATAAAAAACGAGAAGATGGCGGCTATACAAAATACTTAAATGCCACTCCAGAATCTTTAAATATCCAAGATTCAATTCTCAATATGCCAGAGGGATTTGAAAGATCGCTGATGGACAAAGTTGATGAAACAATTGATGTCACCGCTCCTATTACACCGGATGAAGGAATGGCAGTAGCTCCAAGTATCGATAATGGAGTTCCAATGCAAGATCAAATAATACAGGGTCAGGTCCCAACAAAAATGAATTATGGGTTACCAAATCCGTTTAATCAACCATCTCAGCAACCAACAACTACTCAGAATAAATCTCAAGCGTTTAGAACGCCTCAACAACCTAGTGCTAGAGTTGATAGCGGAGTATTAGCAACAGCAAAACGAACAATTCAATCAGGAGTAGATTCTGTTAAAAGATTTTTTAGTTAAATTTTATGGCTAGACCAAACGATTACTATCAACAAGAATTAAAGAAAAATTTACAGACAACACCAGTTGCCCATTCTTTACCTACGGGAAATACTAACACAGGCACTAATACTGACGGCTTATTACCGCCGCCACAACCAAACTTAATAAGTAATATCCAAGCTGAAGCTCAGAAACGACAAACTCAAAAACAATCCCTAGGAATAACTCAAGAACAATTAGATCAAAATATAAAAAAATCTATTGAAAAAGCACAGTATGAATCAGCTTTAGTAGAATCAAATCGATCTCTTTCCAGCTCATTGCCTTACGAGCTTTTAAATACTGTTGTTAGAATGCCTGATCAGGGATATTGGGAAACATCGATGTCAACTTGGGAAAAAACAAAATATCTAGGTTCAGAAGTCCCTAAAACTCTTTGGAATATGGCAAAAGCAATCCCTAGGGAAACTATTAAAGCACCGCTTAGATTAAGCCAAGGAGTATTCGATTTAGAAACCAGGATATTGGACAAACTAACTGGATATACACCAGGTGTTAACCCTGCATTAGA